CTATAGTGATGATAATTCAAATATTGATAGTTACTATCTCAAGTTTGATAGAACTATGGCACCAGATAGATCTAGTGGAGCAGGATTACTATGTTTTGAGTCTCAAAAGGGATTTGGTGGTAATAGTGTTGGAATTTCACAAAATTATCAATTTAGTTCCATTGTCCCTGAGTTCAACATAATAACACCAGGAAAAGGAACGGTTGCCACAACTAATATCAGAACTATTTCTGGAACTAGTGCTGGTGGAAATGAGACATCCTTTATTGATAAAGGATTTGAACCTGTTACTCTTAACAAGGTAATCAAATTCCCAACACCAAGAATGATTGCATCAAAAGTTAATGAGGATGTAAGATTGCAAAATATGCCAGGTAATAAATCACTTACATTAAGGGTCGATTTTTCTACAGAAAATGAAAATCTATCTCCAATGATGGATACTCAAAATGCAACTTTCTTACTTGGTAGAAATAAATCAAATGCCCCAATTAAAGATTATGTTAGCGATTCTAGAAGCAATGATTTACAAAATGATCCACATGGCGCAGTTTTTGCAACTAAACCAATATCGATTGCTCAACCAGCAACAAGTTTGAAAGTTATCATTGCTGCTCATAGAGAAGAAACTGCAGACTTTAGAGTATTCTATCAATTAGTCAAAGTAGATTCTACAGGGGTTGAACAAAAATTTATCGCATTCCCAGGATACGATAATTTGATTGATACGGATGGTGATGGATTTGGTGATAGAGTGATTGATCCAAATAAAAACAGTGGAAGAGCAGATGCTTTTGTTGCTGCAAATGGAAGTGGTGAGGAGGAATACTCCGAATACCAATTCAGTATAGATAATTTAGATCAATTTACAGCATTTGCAATTAAAATTGTAATGTCATCGACAAATGAATCTGCCCCAGTTAAGTTGAAAGATTTTAGAGCAATTGCATTAGCATAATATGGAAAAAGAAGATTTGATTCCTGTAGAGGGAGAACGTAATTTATTCAGAGATAAAAAAACCGGAGCAATCATTAACACTGATTCTTCCGGATATAATCAATATTTAAAAATGAAGCAAGTGAGGCAGACAGAACGTGAAGAATTGGATATACTTAAGAAGGATATAAATGAAATTAAATCACTACTAAAGGAGCTTGCTAATGGATCCCGATCAGATTGAATTGAATAATCTCAATAAAGGTTTTGAATATATAAAACTTGCAAAAGAAATTGATTCATGTGATGATAAAAAAACACTAAAGGATATTGCTAAATCATATGCCAAGCTTTACCTTAAACAACAGGAAGTGGTTGCCCAATTGGGACTTGAAGGAGTATAAATAATTCCTAGATCCTGAAAATCTATTGTAAATGGCTGATATTAAGGTCAGGGTAGGACAACAACCTGCAATTAAAGTTATATCTTCTCTTGCGGGTGCCCAAGGTCTTTCTTTGGCTGAACTTAGTGATGTTAGTGCTTCAAACTTACAGAATGGCATGGTCTTAGTGTACAACAGTGCTATTCAAAAGTGGGAAGCAACCTTGGAGTTGACACCAGGCGCAACACAGAATTTAGACATCAACGGAGGAAATTTCTGAAATGGCAAGTATTATCAGGATCAAAAGATCCTCGGGTACTAGTAAACCAGCATCTTTACAATGGGGAGAACTCGGATACGTAACAGGTATTGGTAGTTACGGAGGTTTAAATCAATATAAGGATAGAGTTTTCCTTGGAGATGATGGCACTAATGCCAATCCAGTTGGTGGATTCTATTATACCTCCATGATGGAGCATGAGCCTGGTATAATTCCAGCAGCATCTCATAACTCCAGAAACCAAGATAGGGGTGTCGTTGCCATCATGGCACCTGCTACCAACTCAGGTTTAGGTGGAGCAGAATCACTCAAAGTCAATCAGTGGAATGTAGATAACTTAAGAATAGATGGAAATGTAATTTCATCTACAGATACTGATGGAGATATTAAATTAGATCCTCACGGTACAGGAGAGGTTGTAATACCTGATGATACATTCCTTGCCTTTGGTGATGATGATGATGCTAGAATCGAATATGATGAAGATGGAACGAATCGTGTTCAGGTAACTGGTGCTCCATGGACTTGGAATACAGATATTAAAGTTGACGCAGAAACAATTCTTGGTGATATAAGAATTGAAAATAATATTATATCAACTACTCCTGGAAGTTCTGATACACTATTCATTGATCCATATCCAGATGGATTAAGCAATGAAGGTACTGTTGTAATTAAAGGAGACCTTCAAGTTGATGGTACTACTACAACTGTTAACTCAACTTCAGCAACAGTAAATGATCCTATTCTTCATATAGGTGATGTTACCAGTACAAGAACAGTCATGGCTACTGTTGGTATTGGTGATAATCAGATTGTCCTCGATTCTATCGTTGGGATTAATATTGGAGATATTATCGACCACACCAGTATTCCATCTGGAACCTCAATTAACAATGTTAATAGTGGAACTAAAACTATTACCTTAGATGCTGCTACTACTGCTGGTATAAGCACAACCTCACAGGTAACAATCACTCATGCATATGATACGAATACGGATAGAGGTATTTCGTTCTCATATAATACAAGCACTGGTGTAATTAATAATAAACTTGGTTTCTTTGGTTTTGAAGATGATTCTATCGCATCATCTGTTGTCAATCCAGAAACTCATGGAACACATGGTGATGATAGCAGAAGATGGACTTATATTCCTGATGGTCAGGTAAACAATAGTGTAGTAACTGGTACTAAAGGTTTCCTTGATATCAAGGGTATCTACTATCAAACCGGTGATTATGCCACAGGTGGTGTTGTTTATTTTGATCAGTCAGGATTACAGAGATCAACTAATGCTCCTGCTCTCCCAATATTTACATCAAAGCAGATACTAACTGCTGTTACAAAGAAAGAATTTACTTTGACAGCATCAATTACAGCATCTGCAGGAGATATCATTAGGCAAGATTCAAGTAATGCTTATGGTATTGTTGAAACTTCAGTTTCTGGTTCAACCACTGTAAGTTTGGTTGGAATTGAAGGAACATTTGTCACCGGTCAAAATTTGAGAAGAGAAGGTGTAAGTGGTGGAATTAGTAATTTAGCATCTAATCCAGCTGGAATCACCGACATATATACTAATAAGCCCCACTGGACTTCAACTCTAGACGGGGGAACGTTCTGAGGTAACTAATGGAAAATCAAAGTGAAGTGGATGTCAACGTTCTGATCAAAATTTATAATTCTAGATTAGCAGCAGTATCGAATCAAAATGTTTTACTTGAAGCAAAGTTAGCAACTTTGTCTCAAGACTATAAAGAACAACTTGATGCTTTGCTGCAAGAAAACGCTGACCTCAAAGCAAAATTAGAAGAGTAATATGGCAAAACCATCAACCAGGCAAGGATTAATTGATTATTGCTTACGTCAACTTGGTGCTCCAGTTTTAGAAATTAATGTGGACGAAGACCAAATTGATGATTTGGTTGATGATGCGATTCAATATTTCAACGAACGTCACTATGACGGTGTTGAAAAAATGTATCTTAAGTACAAGATTACAGAAGATGATGTAAATAGAGGAAGAGGAAAGGGAACTAGTGGAACTGGAATAGTTGGTTCCACAGCAACCGATACTTCTGGTAGAACATATAATTTTTATGAAACCGAAAATTATATTCAGGTTCCAGATTCTGTAATAGGAATCGAAAAAATTTTTAAGTTTGATACCAGTTCAATTTCTGGTGGAATGTTTAGTATTAAGTATCAACTTTTTCTAAACGATTTATATTACTTTAATTCAGTTGAATTACTTCAATATTCAATGGTCAAATCATATCTTGAGGATATTGATCATTTACTCACAACAGATAAACAGATAAGATTTAACAAGAGGCAGGATAGATTATACCTTGATATTGATTGGGGTTCTCAACCAAAAGATGAATTTATTGTTATTGAATGCTATAGAGCATTAGATCCTGATAGTTTTACTCAAATTTATAATGATAGTTTTATGAAACTATACTTAACTGCTCTTATTAAAAGGCAGTGGGGAAGAAATCTTAGTAAGTTTAGAGGAGTAAAATTACCTGGAGGTATTGAATTAAATGGAGGGGAAATTTTACAGCAGGCAGAATCTGAAATAGCAGATATCAAATCTAGGATGATGACTGAATATGAATTACCACCCCTCGACTTTATTGGATAATGGCACTTAATCCGTTTTTTCTACAAGGGACTGCATCTGAACAAAGATTAGTCCAAGATCTAATAAATGAGCACTTACAATTTCATGGTGTTGAAGTAACTTATATTCCCAGAAAATTTGTAAATAAAAAAACAATTATTGAAGAAGTGCAAACTTCAAAATTTGATGATAATTTTGCAATCGAAGCATACGTAAACACCTTTGAAGGTTATGGTGGTGCTGGCGATATTATGACAAAATTCGGTGTTAGTATTCGTGATGAGTTAATATTAACAATCTCCAAGGAGAGATTTGAAGATTTTGTCGCTCCATTTATGGCAGGGCAAGATGACGGAACAGATAATTCTATAATACCTACTTCAGGTAGACCTAGAGAAGGAGATTTAGTTTATTTTCCATTAGGTCAAAGATTATTTGAAGTCAAGTTTGTTGAGCATGAAGATCCTTTCTATCAATTAGGAAAAAATTATGTATTCCAATTGAAATGTGAACTCTTCGAGTATGAAGATGAAGTTATTGATACTTCAATTGGTTCAATTGATACTCAGGTTCAGAATGAGGGTCATATAACCACGTTGAATTTGATTGGAGTAGGAAGAACTGCTGTTGCTGATGCATTTATTCAGGGAACTGTAAATAGCGGTTATGTTAGTGAAATTTTCCTGAATAATGATGGTTATGGATATACTTCTACACCAATTATTGGAATTACTTCATCACCAACTGGAGAAATTGGTGATAATGCCACCGCTGTTGGATTTATAACAACTAGAGGTGGAGTAACTTCTGTTGAGAAAATTTTACTCACCAATGCTGGTGCTGGATATGTTGTTCCACCAACCATTACAATATCTGGTGGTGGAGGAGTTGGGGCATCTGCTACATGTGGTATTGTAACCACAGGACAAGGAGTTATTAGAATTAACGTAACCGATGGTGGTGTTGGATACTCTACAGCACCTGTGATAACCATAGGATCTCCACCAAACAGTGGAATAGCAAAAACTGCTGTTGGTATTGCCTCTATTGGTAGGGTTGGTAATAATGAAGATGTACTTGGTAATGATGTTCTTAAGGCAATCCTAATTCAGGATCCTGGAAGAGGATATAGTTCTGCGCCAGAAGTTATAATTTCAGATCCAGATATAATAAAAGCATCTGGTAATTATATCTTTAATGAATTGGTATATGGTGAGAGGTCTCTTATTGAAGCTAGAGTTAAATCTTGGGATGCAGATGAAGCTATTTTGAGAGTTGCACAGATTGGAATTGGGGCTACGACAGGAAATACTTTCTTCCCCGGAGAAACAATTATTGGAAGAGAATCTGGAGCAAGATATCCAGTGCAGGAATATTCTGAAGATAATGTAGTTGATAAATATTCGGAGAACGACATATTTGAATCTGAGGCTGATAAAATTATTGACTTCAGTGAAAGAAACCCATTTGGTACATATTAATGCTAGGAAATTATTATTATCATCAAATAATAAGAAAAACGATTATAGCGTTTGGAACGTTATTTAATGATATTCATGTTAGGCATACTGATGGGCAAGGTGAAGCAGATAGTGATATAAAGGTTCCTTTAGCATATGGACCCAGTCAAAAATTCTTAGCAAGATTAGAGCAGCAGGCAGATTTAAATAAGGCAATTCAAATTACATTGCCAAGAATGTCATTTGAAATGACATCAATAAATTATGATCCATCTAGAAAGTCAAGTTTAATTCAAACTTTTAAAACTTGTGATGATGGAAGTAAGGTAAAGAAAGTGTTTATGCCCGTTCCATATAATATTGGATTTGAATTAAATTTGCTATCAAAGTTGAACGATGATTCCTTACAAGTTCTTGAGCAGATATTACCATATTTTCAACCACATTTTAACTTAACCATAGATTTAGTAGATTCTATTGGTGAGAAAAGAGATATCCCAATTGTTTTAGATTCTGTTAGTTTTCAAGATGATTATGAAGGAAACTTTGACACAAGAAGGGCATTGATTCATACATTAAACTTTACTGCAAAAACATATCTGTTTGGTGCTATCGCTGATAGCAGTGATGGACTTATTCGTAAGGTTCAAGTTGATATGTATACTGATACAAATACTAAGACTGCGAAGAGAGAGGTTAGATATAAAGTAACACCAACATCTAAAGTTGATAGAAATAATGATGGTGTAATAGATTCAGTAGATCATGCATTGTTACAACCAGGCGATGATTTTGGATTTGATGAAGGAATTGAAATATTTACTGATAATAAAACCTACAGTCAAGTTCGTCAAACTGATATTTAATGAATATGAATAATAATTATGAATCTATTGACAAAGCACTTGACGTTGAAAGTAGCATTGTTGAATCTCAACCTTCAAAACCTGTTCCACCAAAAGTGGAAAAAGATGATATAAAAAAAGAT